CTCGACATTTTAAGAAAAATCACTTTTTTCACGTGAGGGTGGTCTGAGATGAAGCAAAAAGGAAAAATAAACAGAAACACTATAAAAAATGATCTGAAAGAGCAACTTAAAAAAAATGGTAATACGTCGAGGTACTATCTCGATCTGATCGAGGATTACATGCGCCTTTGGGACACAAAGAACTCTCTCTACGAGGACATAGAGGAGAGGGGGGTGACCTGCTACTGGTGCAATGGCGGCGGCCAGGAAGGTTACAAGCAGAATGACAGCATTGCTGCAGCCCTGAAAGTCAACGCTCAGATGTTGAAGATCCTCGACAGCCTCGGTATTAAACCATCACTTGTGGTAGTGGATAATGAGGATGACGAAAACATCGACCTCTAAATACAGCCGGCACATCACTCCGTTCATGGAGCTGGTTGAATCCGGAAAGCTTCGAACTTCGAAGGAAATTAAGGCTCTTGTCAATCATATTAAGTGGTGTTTTGACAACGAAAACATATATGTCGATGACGACCTGGCTGACAAATATCTCGGGATGGCCAAGTATTTTCCATTCGAGGAAGTGTTCCCCTGGCAGCGGTTTGTGATCACGCTTCATGACTGCGCATTTTACAGAGACTCGAGCATACCCCGCTGGCCTGATCTTTTTTGCATGATCGGCCGAGGCGCCGGAAAAGACGGAACGATAGCCCTCGAGTCGACGATACTTGCATCACCGTTCAATGGGATCAAGGGATACGACGTTGACATATGTGCAAATAATGAAGAACAGGCGCTCCGGCCGGTGCTGGATATAGTCGCGGCATTCGACGGAGCCGACCCGCCTGAGAAAAAGAAGCTGAAGAAGTACTATCACTGGTTAAAGGAATCGGTCGAGTGTACAAAAACTCAGGCGATGATAAGAGGGCGAACCAACAACCCAAAAGGGAAGGATGGTATGCGCTCCGGCATAGTGGTCTTTAACGAGATCCACCAATATGAAAACTACTCGAACATAAACGTATTTACGACCGGCCTCGGAAAGCATCCGCATCCACGCCGGTCTTACTTTACTACAAACGGAGATGTCAGGGAGGGTCCGCTTGACGACCTGCTCGACACATCGGAAGGGATACTTTTTGGCGGCGAACCGGACAACGGGTTGCTGCCTTTTATATGCCGACTTGACAGCAAGGACGAAGTCCACGATCCGGCAAATTGGGAAAAGGCGAACCCGTCACTGCCTTACCTTCAACATCTCCGCCAGGAGATTGAGAAGGAATACAGGGACTGGGTCAAGAGCCCGGCAAGGCTTCCGGCGTTTATGACCAAGAGGATGAACATCCCCGACGGATCCAGCGAGATCAAGGTCACAGATTATGAAAACATCAAGGCGACCAACATAGAGCTGCCGGACCTTACCGGATGGAACTGCGTGGCCGGGATCGACTTTTCGAAAGTCACTGACTGGGTGAGCGTATGTCTCCACTTTAAGCAGGGAGACAAGAGATATGACATATCCCATTCATGGATGTGCACAGCATCAAAAGATATCCCGCGGCTTAGGTGTCCGTGGAAGGAATGGGTCGAGAATGGCCGTCTTACCCTGGTTGATGATGTGGAGATACATCCTGAATACATCACCGACTATATCGCAGAATATAAGACCATGTTCACGATACGCGGGATAGCGATAGATGACTTCCGGTATGCGCTTATGGCGAGAGCACTCAATGAGATCGGTTTCGATCCCAAGGAAAAGAAGAACCTGAAGCTGGTCAGACCATCAGACGTTATGAGAATAGCTCCGGTGATCGATTCGGTGTTTGCAAACCGGAACTTCGTGTGGGGAGATGCTCCGGAATTAAGATGGGCGACCAACAATACGAAACTCATCCGGTATGGACGCAAGCTTGGTACATCCGGAGATGCAGATATCGGTAACTACGTATATGGCAAGATCGAAGCAAAGAGCCGGAAGACAGATCCGTTCATGGCGCTTGTGGCCGCCATGACGATAGAGGACAAGATTATAGAGAGGCGGTCAGGCAAGAGAAGATACCTTCCTACAGTCTCGTATTAAGGAGCAGAAATGGCTTTAAACATTTTTCGATGGCTAACCAAAAAAACAGACGAAGACACAGAAACAGGGCGCAGCGTCAAGGTGTCAGATTTCCTCAATGAGGACGAAGGAAGCACCTATATTGACGTAGGCCTGTATACCCAAGCAATGGCTTTTTGGGCTGCGATCCGGAAGATAGGTTCCGCGGTGGCTGCAGTTGAATGGCAGACCATAAGGCGCGGCAAGAACGTCAAAGCGCGGGAATACTGGTCATGGAACTATGATCCTAACCCGAATCAGACGCGAGAAGAGTTCTTTCAACAGCTGATATCGGAACTGTACCTGCACCAGGAAGCGTTGGTCATTGAGACGCGCAAAGGGAACCGGTACGTGGCGGATGCTTTTACAACGATCCAACACATAGACGGAGACATCTACTCGGATGTAGTCGTGAGAGGAGAGTCATACCCCGGAACATTCGCCTCATCAGATGTGATACACATCACGCTCCCGGGCTTTCGGATCAAGACGATGCTTGATGCTATTGCATCAAACAATTCGCAGATGATCAAGAGCGCGACCGGGAACTTCTTAAGAGGCCAGGGCACAAGAGGTATTCTCAACATCTCCGACACAGCCGAAGCAGAGGCTGACTTCGAGGAGCACTACGAGGATCTTATAAATAACAAGTTTAAAAAGTACTTCAAGGAGGCTAACGCAGTTTTACCTCTATGGGAAGGCTACAAGTTTGAACAGACAGAGACGACCGGAGGAAGTACAAAGTCAAGCCTGACAGGATCCCGCGACATCAAAAATATGATGGACGACATTGTAGAGTACACAGCCCAAGCGATAGGTATTCCAATATCGGTCCTTACCGGCAAGAACATGACCGACAAGGACTTTCAGACATTTATGACATATCCGGTTAAGCCGTTAGTCGAAGTCATTGAAAGCGAGATCAACCGCAAAGTCTACGGACAGAAACTTGTATCAGCTGATACATATATCTCTCCGAACCTTGCGAAGATCAAATATACAGATGTGTTTGATGTGGCCAATCCCATCGACAAGCTGATAGGATCCGGAGCGTTCTGCGTTAATGATGTAAGGATGAGGCTTGGCCTTGACGTGATCGATGAAGACTGGGCTTGGCAACATTGGATGACCAAGAACTACTCCCCGACAGAAGAACTGCTGGATGGGGTGGAGGATAAAGAAGTTGCACCGGTGCAACAACCGCCGGTAGATGACAGTAAGGAGGAAGAGAAGGATGAAGAATCAGAAGAGTAAATACTATACTCTCGAGTATCGTCCGGAAGAAAAAGCGGCGGATATTTACATCTTCGGCAACATCACTTCATGGGCTTGGGAAGAACTTGGCGAGATGTCGAGTTACGGACTTGTCAAGCAGCTGAAGGAGATACCTGAAGATGCAGCCATCACTGTCCACATCAACAGCAATGGTGGCGAAGTCAAGGAAGGTCTTGGCATCTATAACGCCCTTAAAGGACGAAATGTGACTACAGTCTGTGAAGGCTTCGCAGCCTCAGCAGCAAGTGTAGTCTTTTGTGCAGGGAAGACAAGGATTATGCAGCCGGCCAGCCTTTTGTTTATACATCAGGCACTTATGGCTACGATCGGTAATGCAGACGAGCTTGAAAAAGATGCGCAGGATCTTCGAAAGATCACAGAAGCGATCGTCAACAGCTACAAAGAGGCGGGCGTAAGTTTGTCGGATGATGAGATCATGGATTTATTAAGAGCTGAGACTTGGATAGCTCCGGATGAAGCTCTCGATATGGGATTTGCCACGCAGATATCTGACGAAGAACCTGAAGAAGGCGCTTATACGAATGATGCGATGCAGAGCATCATGAATGCCGTTAAGAATAAAAACAACGACGTCAGACATCTGACATATGACATGTCGATCACATGCGAAGACGGATCGCTTGACAGGTTCAAGGAGCTCGTTGAGCACATGAGCGCGACGGTCGAAAGGCTGGAAAACGTAGCCACCAATACCTTGCCGCAGAATCCGGCAAAGGTGGAACATACAACAGGCTTTTTTGGATTTAAGGAAGCCGAATAACTATTAACAAGCCGGAAAAGACGGCAAAGGAGGTAAAACATGATAAACAAAGATGCATTGAATGCAACACAGCTCGAGATTGCACAGCGTATCTCTAACGCTGCAAAGGAGGGCAACCAGGAAGATTTCGAGGCAGGTCTTCAGGAGATGTTTCAGAACATTCATGATCAGATCGTGAATGAGGCAGAGGCCATGAAGGATGTAAGTGATGCTACCATCCTCGCACAGAGGGGTGTCCGTCAGCTTACATCTGAGGAGAGGAACTTCTACGCAAACCTCATCGACAAGATGAAGGCTGCAGGGTCAACCAACCCGATGAACGCTCTGACAAATGCAGACAAGACTTTCCCTCTCACCATAATCACACAGGTTATGGAGGATATGAAGCAGGAGCATCCTCTTCTTGCTGCAGTGGACACCGTAGCAGTGACAGGTCTTACAAAGATACTGCTTAATGCAGACGGTGGCGACAATGCTACCTGGGGAGCTCTTGAGAGTGCTATAACAAAAGAGATCGACTCCGCTTTTAAGGAAATCGATATGACACAGAATAAGCTGTCGGCATGGATGCCTATCTCAATCGACATGCTTGAGCTTGGAGCTAACTGGCTTGACTCTTATATCAGGACATGCCTCTCAGAAGCGCTGGCGATCGGTTTCGAGAACGCGATCGTTACCGGTACCGGTAAGGACATGCCTATAGGTATGGATCGTCAGGTACAGGACGATGTGACCATAGTAGGCGGCGTATATCCTCAGAAGGATGCCATTGAGGTTACAGACCTTAAGCCTGCTTCATACGGTGCACTCGTAGCTCAGCTCGCAGTTAATGAGCAGGGCAAGAGCCGTGCAGTCCGCGATCTTATCCTTG